CGAAGTTTGTTGGCGTGTTGATGCCAGCAGTGTTGCTGATGCCGGTAGGCTGACCAGATGAACCGGAGCCTGACAGTGCGCCAGCGTCGATTGACAGGGCAATACCTTGGGCAAGGTCGTTGCGGATCAGGTTCTCAATGTCGAGCGATGACTGCTGCATCATCAGACGTGTAATCTGAGTATGTGCGCCAACTACTTTTGGTGACATTGTGATTTGGCCGAAGGTAGGCTCGCTCTCACCAGAGGCAGCACCTTCAGTTGCAATCCAACCAGCAGTCGAAGCGGCTGATTTTTTCGGGATTACAACGTCGCCTTGCAGACCGTTAAGAACGGTTGCGCCAGCAGCCATTACGCTTGAAGCGTTGCGAAGTACGTCAACGAAATCACCGCCACGGAAGTCTTCAGCAATCAGGGCTGAGTCATCAGAGGTGTTTACGTCACGTTTGGCCCAAGAGCGCAGAACTTCGGTTGGAAGCATTACGCCACGAGCAGAGCGACCAGTTGCGCGTTGTGCGGCTTCTGACACTTCCATCTCGAAGCGGGCTTCTTCTTGAGCCTGACGGTCTGATGGGTTGGCCATTGCACGGATAGCACGCATTACTGAGAACTCACGAACTTCGTCTTTGCTCAGACCAACTTCGGCAGTTTCCAGTGGCTTGTCGCCAATTACTTCGAGCAGTTCACCACGGAACTGGTCAAGTGATTTGTTTTCGGCAACAGCTTTGGTAGCAATATCGCTACGCTGATGTTTTGCGCCCAATTCAATGATTGCGGCGACTTCTTTGTTGCGAGCAGAACGAGCTTCGTCTGCGACAACATTGATATCGATGTCAGACATAATTGTCTCCTTAGTTTCGATAGTTTCAGTTTGGGTTTCAGATGAAATATCTTTTGCGCGTCCTACGCCGACTGACTGGTCTGCCGGGATGCTAACAACCGATACTTCCATTGGAGACCAAGACTTGACGCGGTAGCTATCCTCGCCCTCTCGCTCCATTTTGTTGACTGAGTAGCCAACGCTGATATTCGCACGGATACCATCCGTAACGTCATCAAACACCTCTTTAGCCATTCCGTTCTTACCGAACCGAACTGTAGCTCGCAACACGCGAGACGAACCATCGAGAGTTACATCCTCTACCACGCCGATTTGTTGGCGAGGATCATGATCGAGCAGAAGTGGCGCACGGCCTGACTTCAGGAACGATAGATCAACGCTTTTCTCGGTGTGGTCGAGAATTTCTTTGCCGAAGTTGCGCTCAACAGGTTCTTCGCTGGAGACTGCAATTTTAACTCGGCGTGTTTCCTCATCAATCGCGCCACTGCTCATGTCAGTCGCACGATGCTGAATTTTATCTGACGAGAAGCGTTCTTCGTCGTTGTAGCTAGATGTTTCCATCTCAACTTCTTCGACTTCTTCTGCCTCGACTTCTTCGGTCTCAGCTTCTTCGTGATGCTTCTCAAAAGTGACGGTTACTGTCTCGTCGGCTTCCTCAACAGCGATGACATGACGTTCTTCAGTCTCGACCACTTCGGCTTCTACTTCGATTAATTCTTCGGTCATCTCTATGTCCTTTGCTAGAGTTTCATCGTCAATGTTACGCTCTTTATCTTCCTTTTTCAATAGGTCGGTAATTCCCTTGGCCCAAGTCTGACCAGCGTTTCCAGACCACAAATCCCACGCAATTCTCCAAGCAGTAGGCCCACCATCGTTCTCTTTGGCGGCATAGTGCTTGGCTTTGTTGTTTGCGTGTCTGCTGAAATAGCTGTGCATCCGCTTGACAGTATCTTCAGACAACCGCTTGCCGTTCGAGATGTCACGCGCACGAGCAACACCGACTGCTGTGCCGCCACGACCGTATTCACGCCGCCACTCAAGCGCACGCTTGGCGGCTGTAATCATTCCGTCGGTGGGTTTATACGTCGCCATCTTCTGCCTCCGGTTCGCCGCTGACCTCTGGTTCGGCTGGCTGTTTCGTGCCGAATGGCTCGAAGGCCATAGACAGGCCATAACGCTCGGCCATCTCTTTATCGCTTTGGATTTGTGCGAACAGCTCCTCAACATCACGGCCATAGTTCGCCGCCACATCATTCATGCTCAACAGACCATTGCTGATGCCAGCGATTGCCGCATTAATCTCTTTGAGCGGGTCAACCCAAGCAAAGCCACGGCCACGGAAATATACGCCGGATGAGAACTTATTAAACTTCTCTTGCGTGGCTGGAATGTTCATTGCACCGAAGTCCAATGCGCTGTCGAGCCAAGCGTTAAAGATTGGCTCACAGAAATGCTCAATCAAGAATGACTGAAGCGTTTTATAGTTGTCGCGTTCCTCGATTGTGCCTTGGCGAATGGATGAATACGAAACGCCGGTCAGGTCGTTTGACAACCCTGTATAGGAAATGTTCAGACCAGAAGCGATACCGCGAAGGACTGCTTTCTCAAAGCTGTCGAATGCTGTGGTCGGATGCGTTGCATCAATCATCTTGAAGTCAAAGCCAGCAGGAAGCTGGCTGTATGAACCCGGTTCCATATCCACAATAGGAACACCATCGACCGTCTCGTCATCACCAATGAACTCGTCGCCGGACGGTGTCGTAATCACACCGAACTTAGCGGCAGCGGCACGAGCCGCAACCAGTTCAGCCTCACGGTAACCACCGAGCATCTTCAGCGATGCGATGACCGGGGCCATCATTGGCTCGCCACGGGTCTGGTGCATACGTTGCTGGATAAAGACGTGGATCATTTCCTCCGCAGGAACGCGAACAGTTACGCGCTGATTGCGATTGGTAGCCAAAGCAATATCATTCGGATGGCGTGTCTTAACGTGATAAGCAACAGGACGAGCAAACTCGTCAATCTCCACGCCCATACGGATTTCGTTTCCGTTCTTGGCGCGACCATTCTTGTCGTGATCGACCATTTCACCTTCGATGAACTGGATAGCAAAGCCATCTTTATATCTCTTGTTGTATATCTTCTTGACGAACACCTCGCCGTCACGAGCCATTGTCTCTGCAACATAACGCTGGCAATCAAGCCAAGACATCCGACCTGATGCCTCACAGTTGCCCATCTTCCCCCAAGTGGAAAATGCGTTCTCTACAATCTGATTGCCGACTACGTCGTAGCTGTTGTCATCATTGCGAGCGCGAACTTGAAGGGTAAAGCCCTTTTCGCCAACGACATTGGTCTTAATCATATTCAAGAAGCGGCGAGCATATTCGTTGTTTCTGGCCAAGTCTCGGCTACGGTTACGCAGCGTCGGCAAAGAGTTGTTTAACTCTTGGTCGGCAGATGAATTGCTGGTCAAGAAGTCAGCAAACAATCTTCCCTGATTAGCCCCAGCATAAGAGCGATAATGTTTAGGCATCTTAGCCCGATTTTGGTTCTTGGGCTTGCGACCAAAGATGTTGTCGAATAATGCCATTATTAAAACCTCATCAGGATTGTTGCGCTAGTCTTGCGTCCGTGCGTGATTGCCTCTTGCCGTTTCTGGTCGGCAACTTCACGACGGTAGTAGTCTCGCCACTGAACCAATTCTTCCGGCGAGAATTTAGTTAAAGACCGGCCAGAGATTGAATAGCTGGAGACATCAGCATCTGCCTTGCCTTCCAATATGCCCTCAATCTTTCCGAGCATAATCTCAGCGTGAGTTCGTGGGTCGATGTTGTTGTCTAAGTCAGTGAGAATGTCTATCTCGCCGCGATCAACAATTAGACGCTCGCTGTCACTGTTGCGTTTGATCTCTAGCTGATAGTGATAATGCCCAGCGTCGAAGTCGTCCGTTGTTCCGCTGCTGACCGAGAAAAGATAATCTTCACCGGAGGCGGTTGCGTCGAATGTGATTTCAGTGTTTGCTCCCGTTGCGATGCGAGCCAAGAAGGTCATCGTATAGTCAGTGTTTGGGTAGTCTGCTGAATACTCTGAAACCTTAAACTGAACAAAGTCACCGACAACGATATTTGTCGGGACGCCAGTCGGTGCGTTTGCTGGGTCGAATAAATTAGCCACGGGTCGCTCCTTGCGTAAAGAAGTTTTGTTTCTTGTCTCTTGCCTTCACGGTTTTCGCGTGACGACCTCTCCGGCGTATTTTCTGCTTGATACGCGGCCCATCTACTTTCGACTTAGTCGCCATCAACGCCATCCATTTACAAATCCACCGTCTCGCTTCGGCAACTTGCGCCGAAATTTATTGGTAGGTTTAGCCTCACCATCGGTATTTGTCTTAGCAGACGCAGACCGTTGTGCGATTATATTAACATTGACATTGACGATTGACAATGCCGCCAACGCATAAACCCTACAGTCAAGTGCTTCGTTTCTCTGGCGCACTTTTACCCATTCTCTGCGATGAAATCCCTTGTGATACTTCTTCACTACCTTTTCAGCAGTAAGCATCATGAAATACTCGTCCGTATATGAGTTGGGGAAGTGACAATAACCGGGGCCAATCTCCTTAATCTTCAGGCGCGAATACACAACCTCTTTGGCGGTATCAACCCCGATAGGAAATAGTTTACATTTGATATGGTTGTTCGTGCTGGGTCTGCCGACAATCGGTTTGCCTTCGCCGCCGACACCCTTGATAGCAAATATGCGCCTACCAATTCTAGGTTTGCAGAACTTGTACACAGCCTGAGTATGGTGGCCGCCCGTATCAATCGCGCTGGCCTTGATGTCTAGCTCTCGGCCATCTTCCGTTGTGAACGTCAATGTAAGATAACTGTCTAGATCTGCCCATACTTTCGCAGATGCCGGGTCGCCATAGAATGTCTTATACTCCACAGACCAAGTTTCCTCGTCGCGTCCCCAGCCGACCACCTCCATCTCCAGTCGATCATCTTGAACGTCGATACC